AGCCACGCGGTGACATCAACGCGATCGACATCGACTCTATGCCAGATTTTGATATCATGTGTGCCGGGTTCCCGTGTCAACCTTTCAGCATCGCCGGTAAAAAAGAAGGGTTCCGGGACCAGGTCAAGGGGAATCTTTTTTACAAGATCCTGGATATCATCGATGCCAAATCTCCACAAAAAATTATTCTGGAAAATGTAAAAAATTTGCACACCATTCACAATGGCGAAACATTTCGAATTATCATCTCGTCACTAGAAGATCGAGGCTACAAAGTTTCCTACAAAGTGCTGGATTCTAAGAATTATGGTTCTCCTCAGTCTAGGCAACGTATATACATCATTTGTGATAAGGACACCAAGTACAAATTTCGTCCCGTCAACAAGCCGATCACACCAGTGTCGACAATCATCGATCATACCATAGAAGACTTCTTCAACTATGAAGAAAAGTATATTCTCAAACCCGCCAAGGGTCGGATGAAATATACACTCATAAACAAAAAAACAGGAAAGGGTGGACGCCAGGGTGAACGTGTGTACTCCATCGACGACTACGGACCGACGATATGTGCATCATCCGGTGGTCCGGGTTCAAAAACGGGTCTATACGAAATTGATGGGAAGATTAGAAAACTTACCATCAAAGAGGCACTTCAAATGTCAGGGTTTAGCCCGGAGTATCGTTACGGACCCAAGGATAACATGTTGTTCTACATTGGTAACAGTATCGTTGTCAATGTGTTAGATGAATTACTACAGGATATGTAACGTCCAATAGAGATGGAACAATCTTGAACTGGATATCATTGGCACTCTTGCGTCCACCATCACCACCCTTGCGTTGAAAAGTAAACGACGGTCCAAGTTCAACAACCGTTTTCGAATCCCTGATGGAAAAGTCATACTGCATCAGTGATTCGATCACATCCTTCATAGCCACAAACATGATTTTTTTTCGAGTCGCATCTCTCTTGTCCCATTCTGTTATACACAGAACGTCGGGCTTCAGATCCCCGTGTCCAAGAAGTGCATGCTCCAGGATTTCTCTCTTCGATGCGTTGAGTGTCTCGATGATACAGGGATCAAAATACTTTTTATGCTCACATCGTTCCTTCAATAGTGACTCGATCGGTTGAAGATCGGGTATGACAGAAACAAGACTGTCCACTGTACCCCTTGAAATCTGCTGAAACTGTCTCGCTTTACTTTTCTTCACTTGTATGTTCATATGACCATTCGTCAGGTCGACTTTACTTCTACGATCATCGTTGACTCGAAAGTCGTTTTCGATATAGGACGCTACCCACTTTTCTTCACTGTACCCTCTTTTCGCGGTGGAAGCATTAACTCGCTTTTGTGAAAGATACAAGAGGTTTACGGCTCCCGTAAGAATATCCATGTTTTTACATACCGATTTGGTTGGACTTAGGTATTTTTTTCCCGGTTGTACTCGTGTTGGTGGGACGATCCATTGGCCGAGCGGTACTCTCAATGTCCTGAACATACCCTATATATTGTGATACACCGGTTTGAATTTGAGCTAACGCAGTATCGATCACAATCTTGTTGAGACCCCTGACCTGGGCCTGGACCCGTTGGTGGTGGTCACCAGCATTGTTGATGAAGACCACACGCATGATGGCGAACAGGTCGTCTGGGTTTTGATAATCTATCGAGATCCCAGTCTTGTCCTTGAACGCCTGGCGAATACCTCTTTGGAGAAGATTCCTGTTGAAGTCAGAAAAGAACAGTGTGTTCAGGGGAGTCGAGCATTGTTGAATAGACTTGACTTCCATTTTATATAAGCCCCGAAAAAAAACTATTCGTAAATACTAAACGATGAAGTTTGCTGACTTTGATGAAGCCTATACACCCACGATCAACAACGTCAACCCAGAGCCTGTGTGCAAGAGTGGCGAATGTTTTGTCGCGTCTTACCCCCCAGTCGCTCCCCCAGGTGAAGTCGGTCCCTTCTATACCAACACCTACCTGTTACAGTCGGATCGCCGCAAAGAGGTTGCCGGCCCTGTTCCCGTTCGTAGTCGCGATTTCAAGTAAGTTAAAAATAATGTAGGTATGTTAGATAATGAGGGTCACGAAACGTTCCGGTCGTATTGAAGACATGAAGTTTGACAAGGTCACGAGTAGAATATCAACACTCACTGATGGTCTCTCTGAAAATGTTGATTCTTCCAAGGTTGCTCAACAGGTTTTCTCTTCCATGTACGACGGTATCACCACCCACGAAATCGATACGCTATCGGCCGAAATTTGTATCGGTATGATTACATCAGATCCCGACTATGAAGTTCTCGCTACTCGTATCGTCGCCAGCAACATCCAAAAAACTGCCCCCAACACGTTTCATACCGCAATGAAAAAACTCGCATCGAGTGGTATCGTCACGAACGAAGTCGTAGAAGTCGCCGCACAGGTGAAAGAACATGTCAAGAAGGAACGGGATTTCGATTTCGGATACTTCGGTCTGAAGACACTCGAAAAGAGTTACCTCCAGAAGGCTGATGGTAAGGTCATAGAGACACCACAGTATATGTTCATGCGTGTATCCATCGGTATCCATGGTAAAGATGTACCCGCTGTCATCGAAACCTACGACATGATGTCCCAGGGGATGTTCATTCATGCGACACCGACGCTATTCAACGCTGGTACGCCACGACCTCAGATGTCTTCATGCTTCCTCATCGCCAACAAGGAAGATTCCATCGATGGTATCTACGGAACCCTGACCGAGTGTGCCCAAATCAGTAAATGGGCAGGCGGTATCGGTATGCATATTCACAATGTCCGAGCCAATAAGTCGCGAATCAGGGGTACCAACGGACAGTCTGATGGGATCATTCCGATGCTTCGTGTCTTCAACTCGACAGCTCGCTACGTAAACCAGGCTGGTCGCCGTAAGGGATCCATCGCAGTCTACCTCGAGCCATGGCACTCGGATATCATGGATTTTTTGGAACTGCGTCTCAACCAGGGTGATGAAGAAGCTCGTTGTCGCGATCTCTTTTCGGCCCTGTGGATTCCAGACCTTTTCATGAAGAGGGTCGAAGAAGGTGGGAACTGGTCCCTCTTCTGTCCGGATAAGGCACCTGGACTTTCAGACTGTTACGGTGAAGAGTTTGAAGCTCTCTACAAAAAATACGAAGAAGAGGGTCGTGCGAACGAGTCTGTTCCAGCCACTGAAGTATGGAAGGCGATCCTAAAGTCTCAATCCGAGACTGGGACTCCCTACATGCTCTACAAGGATGCCTGTAACGCCAAATCGAACCAAAAGAATCTTGGTGTCATTAAGAGTTCCAACTTGTGTGTCGCCCCAGAGACTAAGATTCTCACGAATGATGGACAGCAGACGATATCAGAACTTCAAGATCAAGATGTTGAAGTCTGGAATGGTGAAGAGTTTTCAAAGGTCACTGTTCGTAAGACTGGTGAAAATCAGAAACTTCTCACGGTCACTACGAGCAAGGGTCTTTCGATTCGGTGCACCCCCTATCATAAATTCTGGGTCGTCGGTCATGATGAACCCATTGAAGCTCAAAATCTCCAAAAAGATATGAAAATTATTAAACACTCGTTGCCCGTGATTAAATCAAACGACAAAAAGATGAAATATGCATACACACATGGTCTTTTCTGTGCTGATGGAACGACATCATCTTCTGGTGACCCGAAGAGATGCTCTTACATTGCGAAAGAAAATGGTCTTTGTATGCGTCACCAGTTAAATGAAAAAGAATATGAAAACGATGGTACTTGTCAGGCTAATTCACACTCTGAACAAAAGTGGTTGGATCTCTATCATGGGAAGAAGGAACTCATGAAGTTCACGGAGTATGATTATGCTTCTACGAATGATACATGTAAGCGAATTCGTCTTCGTCTTCCAAAAGATATCGACGAGAAGTTCGTCGTACCCCTGAATTATTCACTTGAAACCAAACTTGAGTGGTTAGCTGGTTTCATGGATGGTGATGGTTGTGTCACGAAACATATCGGAGGTCGGGGTGTTTCCATTCAGATTGGTTCTATTCATTACGATTTCATCAAAGATATTTTACTTATGCTTCAGACTATGGGTGTCAGTTCTCGTATTAATACGACACGAGATGAAACGTCTAGGGATATGCCAGGTGGTCGATACATATGCAAAAAGCTATGGCGTCTTCTCATTCCAAGTGGTGGAGTTGAGCTTCTGAAGTCTCTCGGTCTTCAGACGAAACGCCTGGATCTCGAGACCGAAGCTCAACCGAACCGCCAGGCACTTCACTTTGAGAAGATAGTTTCCATTGAAGACCTTGGTGACATGGCGGACACGTTCTGTTTCAATGAGCCACTCAAACACCGTGGTGTGTTTAATGGTATTCTCACAGGTAACTGTACCGAAATCTTGGAATATACCAACAAAGATGAAACGTCGGTGTGTAACCTCGCTTCGATCGCCCTTCCCAAGTACGTGAACAGGGAGACGAAGACATTCGACTACGACAAACTTCACGAGACGACGAAGACTGTCACCAAGAACTTGAATCGTGTCATCGATCGTAACTTCTATCCCGTCGAAACGGCTCGTCGTTCCAACATGAAGCACCGACCTATCGGATTAGGTGTACAGGGGTTGGCGGATGTATTCAATCTCTGTGGTCTTCCCTTTGACTGTGAAGAATCTCGGTTGATGAATGCCCACATTTTCGAGACGATCTATCACGCTGCGTTGGAATCTAGTTCTGAATTGGCCGAAGTTGATGGTCCCTACGAAAGCTTTGAAGGATCGCCAGCCTCGAAGGGTATCCTACAGCCAGATATGTGGGAAGGTGAAACAAAGTTTAGTGGTCGCTACGATTGGGACGAGATGCGTAAAAGGATTATGACCAAGGGATTACGTAACAGTCTTCTCCTGGCACCCATGCCCACCGCCTCCACTGCACAGATCTTGGGTAACAATGAATGTTTCGAACCCTATACGACAAACATCTATCTTCGACGCACACTGGCCGGGGAGTTTGTCGTTGTCAACAAGCACCTCGTTGAAGATCTCAAGAGAGTTGGTCTCTGGTCGAAGGAGATGAAGGACCTCATGGTCAAGGCGGGTGGTTCCATTCAGAACATCATCGACATTCCCGACGACATCAAGAAACTCTACAAGACTGTGTGGGAAATCAGTCAGAAATGCATCATTGATATGGCTGCTGACCGTGGACGTTTCATCGATCAGTCACAGTCCATGAACCTGTTCATGGAGAGTCCTACGATGTCCAAGCTATCCTCGATGCATATGTATGCATGGAAAGCCGGTCTCAAGACGGGTATGTACTATCTCCGCTCCAAGGCCAAGGCTCGCCCCATCCAATTCAGTCTCGAACCGGAGTGTGTCGCGTGTTCCGCTTAAAGTTTATGATACACCATAGGATATACCATGGTGATCAAGTTTGACCAAGTTATTGATGATATCAAGATTGCCGACTATAGTAACCGAAAGATTGTTCTCTCTACACAGAAGGGTGAACCCATCCGTTTTCAGATTCCGAAGATGTATATGCCCTTCGGTATCTCTGGATTTACACCGGAAATCGGTAACAAAAAATGGAATGTTGATTTCTCTATGAGAGGATTCGACGAGAGTGAAGGTATCATCAAGAAGTGCTACGATGTACTCCGACAGATTGAGGATAAGATTATCAACAATGTCGCGGAACAAAGTGAAGAAATTTTCGGAAAGAAGATGACCTACGACGAACTTCGTCCACTTTTTAATTCCAACATCAAGGAGACACCTGGTCGTGAGCCAAAGTTTCGTGTCAAGGTTGATACAGATTTTGAGGGAAAAATTAAACCGTTTATTTACGACCAGGAAAAGAAGGATATCCGCTGTGTAGCGGAAGATGGTCTTCATTCACGAACTACAGGTTCTGCCATTGTTGAACTCAATAGTGTGTACTTCATGAACAAGAAGTTTGGCTGTACGTGGAAGTTGTACCAAATGATGGTATCTGATATCCAGCGTCTGAAGGGATTTCAGATCATGCTCGATGATTGAGCAATAGAATGTGATAAATCGCTTGAGCATCTTTTAATATTTTACCCTGGAGCCGTACGAATGACTTGGGATTGATCCCAGCCTTGATCTTTGCCATTCGTACGGATTCATCCCATAATACGAGTGTCATTATTACTTATTACATCTTTTTTATTTTCTTCTCGTACTCCTTCGTACCCTCCTTAGGCTGAAGCTTGAAGCCATTCTTCTTGGGCTTGAAAACCTTCGTCATCGCCTTATTACCCTCACGCTTCATACGACCTATGGCCGCACACGACGCAGCCTTGCTCTTGATTCGGCCATCACCACCTCGAATCAAATCCTTTTTCACGAGACCACCGGGAGTCTTGGCAGCAGTCCCATGGAACACCTCCGCTCGAGAACCGATATTCTTCATCATTTATATTATGCACGGAAAATTTTCTTGATGTCAAGAATTGAGATGGAACTTTTTCGTTCCTTGACTGGAATCTGATCTTCGAGACGTTTGTCGTGCAACACTTCTGCACAGATCGTAGACTTGTGACCCTGGAGTGCCATCATATCTTCTTCGACACTTTTTTCGTACACAAACTTTTTAACGTAGACCGTCTTCGTCTGACCGCTACGATGGCTACGACCAACAGCCTGTAGTTCAGTCGCAGGATTCCATGAAGGTGCCGTGATATAGACACGCGTCGCCTCTTGGAGGTTCAGACCCGTTCCACCAGACTTGATCTGAATGATGAGGACGGCATTGCTCTGAGCCTTCTTGAAAAGACGCATCTGTTCGAGACGATCCTCTTTTGAGACGGATCCATCAATCCTGAAGACGGGACCCTTGATATTTTTCTGGATATGGTTCATCTCACCAGTAAACTGACAGAAGACCAACGCCTTTTCATCGGGGTGACCTTCAATCATTCGAAACAGGGTATCCATCTTCCTCGATCCACCGACCCAAAGCTCCGCTTCCGTCTCAGTCTTTTTAGCGACACCATCGTAGTACATCTGTGGCCAGATGCAACACTGTCTCGCACGAAGAAGACACTCCAAGAGTTCCATATTTTTGGCACTGATGTTGGTCGTCGTCTTGAAGATTTCTCGAACAGTCTCCTGGGCATCTTCGAAAACATATTCGTAGAGGCGTCTTTCTTCCTTGTACATTTCGAGTTCCACATTTTCGAAATGACACTCGGGGATGTCGTTCATGTCAAGATCCTCCTTGGTACGTCGAAGAATGTAGATATCCTTCACCTTGTTGGACATACCCTGAACCAACACACGAGGGATGCCCACGAATTCACACAGCGACACAAAGTCGTTCATCGAATTGAATACAGGGGTTCCCGTAACGACCCAGCGGATATCAGAACGGAGAGCGTTCACATTCTTGAAAATCTTCGAGTTTCGGTTTCGAATCTCGTGGGCTTCATCAAGAATGATCCGATCCCAGTGAATTCCATGGAGTCGAGAACCCATCCGGATGACTGAATAAGGTGCGACCACGACGTCAACAAAGTTGATGTTTGTCGAGTCACGATCCGGTCCGTCCCACGCCTTGCAACGCAAAGATGGAGCAAACTTGGTAATTTCATCAACCCATTGGGAGACGATGGATTTCGGGACGACGATCAGAGTCTTCCGCTTCTTGTTGCCCAAGATGGTTGCAATCAATTGCACCGTCTTTCCAAGACCCATTTCATCACAGAGGAAACCACCCTTCGGCTTACCGATGTTGTTTTCCATGGTCAACATCCACATGACACCTTCTTGCTGATAGGGTGCATAGAGCCTAGCAGCAAGAAGAGACTTCGCGTTGTTATACAGTTGTTCAATCATTGTTTGGATATTTCATAATCGTCAGTCACTTAGGTAGTCATCGTCAGACATTTCGATGATTTCACACTGGACTGGCTTCTCTTCCTTCTTTTTACGAGGTTTCTTCTCCTTGGGCTTCGGGAGTTCGTCGAGGTGTTCCCGGTAATAGAGAACCTTGTCCCAAAATTCACGCATGACAGGTAGGTAGGTCTTCCACCATTCACGATCACGGGGTACATTGACGACGTCGAATTCTTCTGGACGAGGCCAGTTTGTCTCAGCAGGTTTATACTGGATGAAGTCTGCAGACTCTAGATCCAGGATTTCCATACAAAGTTGAAGCTGTGGCATGTAGTGCTCGGGTACTTCACCCGGAATAATCTTGCGTTGGGGAGGACACTTGATTTCAACCAACTTCCCAGATTCAGTCACACCATCAGGACTTCCACCGAGCCAGTCCTCAACTGGATGTGGACATAAACCCAATTCATGGACAACTTCACCATGACGTTCTTCGTAGAGAATACGAGCTTCATCTTCGTATTTCTCACCGTGACGTGTCGCTTCATTGCCCATGAATTTTTCACCGAGACCACACTTCTTCAATAAGAGACCTTCGGGTGTTTCGTACTTGTTCTTTCCAATGGCTGTCGCGGCATCGCTCGCTGTCAACATTTTTCCACGGAGAGCGAGCCATTCTTCAGATTTCTGTGCGGCGTATTCTCTTTCTAAAGCAGCCTTGACATTGGGGTGCATGTTACTCATCTATGGTGTGACCCTTTTAAACTACTTGGTGGGTAAAAGTACGATTGTGCGGCGTATTGTTCCGCCTGTTTTTTACTTTTGGCACAGCCCCTACCGAGGAAGGTATTGTCGACATAGACATCAATCACGAAGATACCATTCTCATGAGTAGTCACACGGTAATCCGGTAACGTGAGTCCATTCGTCTGACAATATCGCATCAGATGATCTTTGAAGTTATCATCAACCATGATGGACTGCATGTTGATGAATTCTGGGTTTTCGTATATACGTAGGATGAACTGTTTCGCATGAGCGAGGCCAAGGTCCAAATAGATCGCACCCACGAGAGCTTCAAAGACATCCTCTAAAATTTTAGGATTGTTATTCCACCCGTTTCGCATACCCTTTTCATCCATTAAAACCCAATCATGGAGTCCCAACTTTCGAGCAATGGCCGCCAAGGTTTCACTTCGTACAAGTTTGGTACGAGCCTTTGTCAAGAACCCCTCCTGCTTACTTTCATGTTTGTCAAATAAAAATTTCGTAATCACAAATCCCAATACGGAATCACCCATAAATTCCAACGTCTCGAATGATTCGTTGAGTTCATCATGTTCCTTGATTGCGGATTTATGTGTAAAAGCTTTCTGGTACAAAGTTAAGTTATTAATCTTTGTACCAACAAGGTCCTCAAGTTTGGATCGTTGAAGGTTCATTTAATTAAGAATGTGTTTAGGCTTTATCCTCCTTAACGTAGTGGGGGCTAAGGAACTTCTGGAGGTTAAGGTAGGTGACCTGCGTATCGCCGGGCTCGAGAAGGTTCTTGAGCTTATCGTCCATAACAAGGACGCGGCCGTTGTCGGGGTGCTTGAGACCCTTGTCGGTGATGTACTTGTTGATCGCCTTGGTTACCTCACTGCGAGAAATGAGCTCAGTCTTCTTGAGACCAAGGAACGCACGAAGCTTGTCGGAAACCTTCTGCTTACGGTTGAAACCGTTGTTCTCCGCGCGCTTCTTAGCCTTCTCACCGTCGGGATCGTCCTGCTTCGCCTTGACCTTGCGAACAAGCTTAGTCAGGGACTTAAGTTCGGAACGGATGGCAGCGAGCTCAGTAGTAATGGATTCGAGAGACATTATATCTTACTTAGGTTTCAACTCTTTAAGTGATTAAAACAGGGCAAAGGTACTTGCGAGTATCAGTATACACAGGATGATACCGACCCACATTAATATGCGTCGATTGTCAATCTCTGTCGATGAGAACTTATCGACGATGGCATAGGGTTCACGGGGCGAAACTCCAGCACACTGCCCTGGACACCCACCACTACAGCAACTCGCGTCACACATGAAAATGCTATCCCCTCGTTTGTATCCACAGATTTGCTTCTTCTTGGGATTGTTTTCCGACAGGAGAGCATAACACCTACATGTTTCTGTCGTCTGGCATGAATCCCTGTTACAGTTCATTTTTATATGTGTAGATTATAATATGGATACGTATGTTTATAGTGAAGCTACATTACAAAAATTCATGAAGAAGAATTTATTCTTCGATGATCCCGTATTGGAGAAATATTACGAACGTGGTGATGTTCGTTCGTTTCGTTCGAGGGTGACACGGTTGCACAAGAATGAATCCTTTGAAAAAATGTTGTACGCTTTCGTGACAGACCTCAGTAGAGATATCATTCTTAAAACAGTGAGTGAGATCACAACCTATGTGCAACCCATGGGTGACTTGATCATTTCTGGTGGTGAGGCGTACAACTATTATGTAGAAAAGGGTGACCGAATCGTCACGAGTGATATTGATACAAAGTTTGTTCCCAGAATACCCTATGACATGAAATTTTTTGGTAAACTGCAAGCCACAAAGTTGTTACTATGGGATAAACTCGGTGAAACATGTGTCAAAATCCAAGATGTTGTTCGGACACGGTTGATGTCCAATTCTAAACTAGCGACATTCCTCGGATTTAAACCGACGAACAAGAAACCATTGGTCACCAGGAGATATACACTCATCAAGAAAATGAAAGAATCCTCGGGTTCATCCAATATTTCTGAAGGTGACGTTCTCATAGATGTAGAACTGTTCGCACTCGATCTTAACATTCGAGCATTTTCAATCGAAGCAGGTAAAATAGAAGAACGTGTTCTGGGTGGGTTTCTCGATATACCCTTCATGCGTCCAGGTGAATTCGGATACGAAATCATCGACACGAGACGCAAAGGTCTTACCTACATGAATCGTCACTCAAATAAACTCGTGATTGACAAGAATATTTACATAGCAGGTAAAAAGTTTCTCGTTGACGACATCTACCTCATGCAGAAGCTGGGTCTCCGCCCCGAAAAGAAGATCAAGGACAAGCAACGCATGTTCAAACTCGTGAAGATGTTGACCGGAAAAGCGAAGGCTTCCGATACACTCGAAAGCTTGTTCAAGTCAGTCCAGAATACAAAATTTACACCTAAACGAGTCTACAAAACGGATGGTAAAGTCAGTATGGCTGCGGCGAGTCGGGTGAATCCTAAAAAGTATGAGAAATACACAACAGAGCCTTCGATCGATTCCTTGTCACGTAAGATCCTGTACGGTGTCAATACAACACAGAATAAGACGGGGTTTGTGAAAACGAATGGGAACATGCGATTTGATCTCGATACATTACAATGGGTTGAAAATAAGAGAAATTCCTATATCGGTAACCAGTACAGTCTCAGACCTAAAAATACCGTCCCTATTTCGAGTGATGTACTCAAAAATCCACCATTGTATGGCTTTAATCCCAAACGTGACTCATGGGTATCACCGTCTTTACTGAAACGTTCCGCACTCATACCTGTAGTCGGGTTAAAGAAATGATACACTATCGTAGTATATACGATGTTCTATTCTAAACCGATCAAGAATGATGATGGTCTCTATGTTGTCAAGGCGTACACTGACGAAAAGAAGAAGTACTTTGTTCAGGTGAAGGGTAAGGCGACGCACGAGGATGGTGAGATCTCCTTCGTTCTCGATGATGTGTCCAAGATTGAGAACCTCGACTCTGAAAATATCCAAGCTGCTAAGGTTAATGCCGAAGAGTGGTTCGGTAAAAAAGTTGGTGATTCTACCATCGAGCGGGCATACACGAAGAGTCTCGTAGATACCCAGGTGACCACCGATGTTATCAAGGCGACTAAGATTTTTGATGCCGATAAGAAGGTCATCGGTGTCGATGATCTTGTACCATCTTCCGACTGTACCAGTCTACTCGAGTTTGCCGGTCTCTGGTTTGCCAAGAAAGCGTTCGGTCCACTGTGGAATGTTGTTCAGGTGAAGGTCCATCCAGCTCCTGAGCCCGAACCCGAACCTGAGCCCGAACCTGAGCCTGAGCCTGAGCCTGAGTCTGAATACCCAGACGAGTACGCAATTGAGGATGACCAGTAAAAAAAAATTGTAGACTTATATAAAATGAAGAAGGCTTTCGCCATGCGTAATGTGATCATGCTGGCCGCGATCGCGGTGGTCGTGTACCTCCTGATCAACATGAACAAGACGACCTCCACCTACCGCATCAAGGAGCGTATGTACGCCCCCGTCGAGCAGACCCCTGAGAAGCTTGCCATGAAGAACGGCACTGGCCTCGCGTCTTCTCTCCTCCCCCGTGAGGTTGCGACCCAGGACGACTTTGGTGAGTTCGCCCCCGAGGATATCCTCAAGGGACAGAACTTCCTTGAGCCTCGTCAGCAGGTTGGTATGCCCGAGACCGTCGGCGGTGCCCTCCGCAACGCGAACCAGCAGATCCGTGCCGAGCCTCCCGTTCCCAAGGATGTCTTCGTGTGGAACAACTCCACGATTACCCCTGATGTTATGCAGCGTGGTCTCTGTGCTTAAAGAATAGTGTCTATAAAAATTAAATGACTGATATCACGAGCGAACTGTCTGAAAATGTGGCTAAGCTGGTTGAACTTTCTAAGCAGTTGAAGGAAGCGAAGTCCGACATTAAAGTACTTAACCAGGCTGAGAAGCAGCTCAAGGAATTGATTAAGGCGAACATGCTTAATCAGGGCATTGATACGATCAATCTTAGGAAGGGTAAGATTTCTATTCGCAAGTCGAATCGCAAATCTGGCATGACCAAGGATTCTGTTAGGAATGGCCTTGAATCGTTTTTTGGTGGAAATGAAGCTCAAGTCGAGGGGGCGATGAACGCGATTCAGGACAATTTAACTGTCAGAGAATCCGTCTCGCTCGCTGTAACAGGTATAAAGGATAAGGAAGAAAAGTAAACAAGTAATAAATGGTTTGGAGCCAGTACGTATACGAAGCGACTGTCGACCTCGATTCCTACGCAAGTGGGGACGAGGATGATGGTCATGACATCACTCCTCTGAATATTGAAGACTGGGAAGTTGAATATTCAGAAGAACTCAGATTCATGTGGAACATGATCAATACATTGTTGTATGACGCCAGGATTAGACATTCTGGGAAGTTTTGCGACTTTGTTGAATTTTGTTTTGATGAACATGACTCGTATCATGAACGGGTAAGCAGTGGATACGATGTACAGTTACATCATATCTGGAAAAATCTCAGGAGGGTAATCAATGATAATGGATTACATGAAGAGATGATGCGAGGTGCTACGTTCTACCACTTTGCAGAGTTTGCGAATAATTTTATGTGTCTATACTAAACAACAATGCTGCCCGAACTTACATCCCAGAAGGTTGCCATCCCCGCCGCTCTTTTTTTGACGCTCAGCCCCGGTGTCCTTCTCACCACATCGGGTCGCAACGTCAAGTTCATGAACGGTCAAACCGGTCAAATGGCGGTCGCGTTCCACGGTCTCGTCTTCTTCCTCGTGTACTCGCTCATCGCCAAGGCTCTCGGTCTGGTTCTCACCAAGACCGATCTTCTCGTGACAACCGCTCTGTTCCTTGCCCTCAGCCCCGGTATGCTTCTGACGCTCCCCCCGGGCTCGGGTGGTGTCTTCGCCTCTGGTCAGACCAGCATCGCCGCGGCCTTGACGCACGCGATCGTCTTCGCGACCGTCTTTGCGTTGCTTCGCAAGCAATTTCCTACTTTCTATTAAGTAGGAGAATGAAGTATCTTGTACTCGGGCCAGCATCCATGGGTATATACGCCTTTTTGGGACGTCTTAAATCCATGGAATCAAGTCTGGGCAACGTAAAAGAAGTTTCTGGATCTTCAGCTGGTTCAATCCTGGCTCTTTTTTGGGCAGTGGGTATGTCAGTTGATGACATGATAGATATTTCCTTGAATGTTGATATCTCTGAGTTTGTTAAACTGAATATCGGTACCTTCTTTAACAAATTTGGCTTTGTTGAAATAGAACCGATACGAGACAAACTCGTTGAACTATGTGGCTGTGATCCAACGTTTCATGATCTGAAAAAGAAAATTTACGTGTCGGCGTTCTGTCTTAACACTTCGAAGACTGAATACTTTTCTGTTGATACACACCCAGATATGAAAGTCATAGATGCTGTGTGTATGAGTATCGCAATCCCAATGATTTTTGCGTCATCAGAATATAATGGTAATACCTACATTGATGGTGGAACTGTAGAAGAATACCCAATGAATCCCTTCATGGATAAGAAACCACACGAAGTCGGGTGCGTTAAATTAGTACTAGATGACGTGTATAAAGAATCAGTGGATAACCCAAAGGATTTTTTAGAAGCACTAATACGTTCAACTCTAAAAAATAGGGTGAGTTACGATGAGAAGTGTGTCATGATACCCGTCAATGTCGGTGATGCAGGTATTTTTGATTTCAATATGACATACGAAGAAAAAATAAAACTTGTGAATATCGGATACAGTCAGAAAAAATAATGTATCTCAATATTAATATGGAGACCGTGTGTAACCCTTCCATTAATACTGAGAACTTGAAGAAGTTTCTAAAGGTTAACACAGGGGTTGATATCAAACTTTCCAGGGAAGATCTATGTGATGCCTATGCTCATATAGAATCTGGTAAGCTTCCTCTACCACCATTGGTCATGACACGTGATAGGACCTATCTTATGGATAAACGTTCACCTCTTACACAGCGTGACTATGATAGTTTATTTTCGTCTTCCATCTTACGAAAGGATCTTGAGCGTATTGCACGAAAGGTTGATATCAAGAAGATAGATGGTTTGACCAAGGATCAGTTGAGAGAACGAATTGGTAATCGACTGACCACAATGGGTATACGAGAACCTATTCAGGTTGGTAAAAAAAGGGTTGTCAAAACACAGGTAACGAACGTGAACAGGGTGAACAGGGTGAACAACATGAACAGGGTGAACAATAGTGTGAACAACATGAACAGGGTGAACAACAGTGTGAACAACATGAACGGGGTGAACAAGTTGAACAACAGTGTGAACAACGGGGTGAACAAGGTGAATACACAACGAAAGCCTAACTTTCCAGAGAGTTTGTTTAAAAACACTAAGGCTCCACAGTTTATCACCAAAGAAAAAACACCAAGCCTTTTTTTCAAGTCGACCCCTAAATTCATCTTAAACGCAAGAAAGAAACCCATTGTCAATTATAACGAACGACGTAACATTGTCAAAAATCTAGAGGTAAATAACACACCACCCAAAAACAACACTAAAAACCTTTTAAACTTTATTCAACAGAAAAATACTTCAAACAGGGAGAAAGAGGAAGAAAAGCGACGCAGGGTTGAGGAACAAGAAAATCGATTGAAAAAAGAGAACGAGGAAAAAAATCGTTTGAAAAAAGAGATTGATGAACTCAAACAAAAAGAGAACGAGGAAAAAAATCAATCGAAAAAAGAGGCTGATGAACCCAAACAAAAAGAGAACGATGTCATCAACACAAAGGAAAGACAACTCAACAAAAACACAAAGAGAAATGTTATCAATAGCGTTAAAAATGATATTGATACTAAACGACGCCAAGAAAGAGAAGAGAAGCGTAATCGGGTCAACGAGAATATGAAACGTGCTATCGAAGAAAGACGAGAGAAGGAGCGTATCGAGAATATGAAAAAGGAAGAACGTCGTGAAAAAGAGCGCGACAGACAGTTGAGATCCAATAAGAGAAAAGAGGATGAGAGAATCGAGAGAGAACGTAAACAAGCACTAGACAACAAAAAGAAAGAAAATGCGAGGATTGAGAAGGAACGTAAACAAGCACTGGACAACAAAAAGAAAGAAAATGCGAGGATTGAGAAGGAACGTAAACAAGAACTCGAAAACAAGAAGAAGGAAAATGCGAAGATTGAGAAGGAACGCAAACAAGAACTCGAAAACAAGAAGAAGGAAAATGCGAGGATTGAGAAGGAACGCAAAAACCGTGAGACATACAGGCGTCAGTTTAACGCGGAAACAAGAATAAAAATGGAGAAAGAAGATAGACGCCGTGAAAAAATAGAAGATGATGAGCGTAAAAAGCAGGAGAAGGAAGAAGAGCGACGCAGAAAGATCGAAGATGATGAACGGAAAAAGCAGGAGAAGGAAGAAGAGCGACGTAGAAAGATCGAAGATGATGAGCGTAAAAAGCAGGAGAAGGAAGAAGAGCGACGCAGAAAGATCAGAGATGATGAGCGTAAAAAGCAGGAGAAGGAAGAAGAGCGACGCAGAAAGACCGAAGAGGCTGAACGGAAGAAACAGGAGAAGGAAGAAGAGCGTCGTAGGAAGATCGAAGATGATGAGCGTAAAAAGCAGGAGAAGGAAGAAGAGCGACACAGAAAGACCGAAGAGGCTGAACGCAGGAAAAAGAATGAAGAAAATAAACGCCTTCGTGTGATTGAAAACCGCGAACGCAAAAATCGCATAGCCGAAGAAAAGAAACAGAAAAAGGAGAGAGCACGGAATGCCGAATTAAACTTGAAGATGAAGAAAATTAATGTCACACGGAAAGCTAATGAAAACAAGGAACGTCGCAAAAAGAAAAAGTTCATGAATTTGAAAGCATTAGAAAATAAGAAACGCCTTGAGAATGAAGCCATGAAAGAAAAGGAAGCTAAGAAACGCATTGAGAATGAAGCCATAAAAGAAAAAGAAGCTAAGAAACGCATTGAGAATGAAGCCAATAGAGAAAAGGAAGCTAAGAAACGCCTTGAGATTGAAGCCATCAGACAAAAGGAAGCTAAGAAACGCCTTGAGAATGAAGCCATCAGAGAAAAGGAGAAACGCGAAAAGATTGCGAAAGCAATCGAAAAGGGACAAATGATCAAGGCGAAGCGTGCAGAACCGAAACCTAATAACAACTTCAACGCGTCAGCTACACTTGAACAGTTAGAGGTCAATAACCGAAAAACGTCGTTTACTAACAAGATCAAGAGAGTAGTTAAAACACCTGTTTGGAAACAGGGGTGGTTGACCACGGTTAAATCTGCTAAGAATGTCGAAACATTGAAAAACCTGGAAACCACTTTCGATAGAAAAGTCAAATTAAGAGATCAAATAGCGAATACCGACGAAAAGAAATTTAAACTGACCCAAAAGAAAGTTTTAGCATCCGTCGTGATGAATCCCATTAATAACATTGACGAAAGTGAAAAAATATTCATGAAACGCCTGGCTGCCAGTGATTTGAAAGAGTATATCAAGGGAAGGCCCATCTCTAACCAGAATAAAAAGTTGTACATGGATCAAGCCGATAAATCAAATGCAAACCTTAACACGATTCGTGAATCTGTCGACAAACAAGTTAACTTAACGAAGAAAAGAAAGACCTTGAACTCGTTCGTGAACGCTAGTAATCGTGTTCAGAAAAAACAGAAGATCAATGCATCGAAGAAGAGGAAGGTTTTGAACTCGTTCGTGAACGCAAGTGATCGTGTTCAAAAAAAACAAAGGGTCAATGCATCGAAGAAGAGGAAGGTCCTGAATTCATTCGTGAACGCCAGTGATCGTGTTCAGAAAAAACAGAAAGCAAACGCCGAGGAAGCCAAGAGGAAGGCGAACGCTGAGGAAGCCAAGAAGAAAGCGAACGCTGAGGAAGCCAAGAGG